ACAACCGATCCTGTTCCTGAACGAGCAAAAGTTTTATCAATTATTTCTACGGAGGAGGAAGATGCTCTTATAATTCAACGGGAAGGAAAGGATGCTTCTGAACGTCTTGAATTTCAGTTTCTAGGACCTCCTCCTCCGTATCGTTGGATTGAACCAATCCTATCAGATGTATCATCCGAAGAACCTCCTATCCCAGAGCCTACACCTGAATTTGATAGTATGACCTTGGAAGCCCCCGGTGCTGTCATAGAACGATCAAGTGCGGAAACAATCTATTCAGATCAAGATCAACTTGAATCTATGATTACATCCTTATTATATGAATACCCCATTGAACGTCGAGCAAGTCCAAATCTTCAATCTATCTTATATCAACAAGCCTCTATGTTTTTGGCCCTTAAACAATCTGTTGCACACCATCCTCATACCGCCACCACATTGATTGAGGCGGTTCAATTAAGTGAAACTCCCTTGGATGCGATTCTTCCTGTTGCAAATATACGGCGATCTATTTATTTAGAAGATTCAAGTTATGATACAGAATTTATACAGGGGCGAAATGAACAAGAAGTTATTTCTGCAATATTAAATGTCGCTATTTCTGGATTTGATACAAGTAGTGATGCTCGAGGAAATCGATTTGCAAAATACATTCGATCGATGTTATCCCTTGGATCTGGATTTGTTCAAGGGACCCTTCCCTCTTCCTACCCTCCTACACGAATTCGTGTGGATCAAGAAGTATTTCGAGCTCCTCCTCTTCCTGCGGCCTCGGTTGGACTGGTGGCCGATCTTCCAGCAGGACATCGCATCTTTGGACAGCCCTTTAAATCAGATATGAAATTAAAACAACGATATGTGGGTTCTATTTCCCATCATACATATCGTATGATTGGTGAACTAAGTATGAAACATCCTGAAACAGGCGAAACAATTCAATTAGTCAATGCAGACGTGTTAGAGCCGTTGCAATATCTTCTTCTTCCACCCTCTATTGCAGAACAACGCTGCACTCGTACAAGAAGTGGTGTTCTTTTATGGGATGTACAACGAAGTGAATCCATTCGATCCATTTCGCAGCTTTCCTCTCGTATTACAGGATCTTCCTCTGTAATTCTTCTGGAAGAGTCCATGAAACTTTCAGATATTTTAGAAACACGATTCACACATCCTTTTTATAATTTTGCGGATACTTCCTTTCAATCCATTCTAGATGGGGTTGGACTTACTCAGTTGGAATGGACACCTGAATTATATAAACCTATTCAAACATTACTTCATTCATATCAGAAACAGTGGAGTCAGGATCATAGCAATGCAATGAAACATGCAGCAGAACCAAGACAAATCACGCCAATTCTTTCTTCGGTAGATTCTTCCTCCTCCCTCGTTACTTCTATTGAAACAACGCCTATTCTTAAAGAAATTGTAGAACGTGTAAAACAACAGGATCCTACCCTTGGATCGATTGATGTAGTTCTATTGGAATCACTTCTTACATCCGCTCATCGAACCGTGACTCCCTTGGTATGGTCGGTATTAGGAAACATACCAGATCAAATCAAAGAACAATCATTAATTGTTGAATCAGAAACTATGCGTATGAAAACAATGGATCAACGGAAACAAGATGAAAATAAAATGTATCATGCTGAACCGATTTTAAATTTATGTGAACATGTAAAAGAACTTGAACTTCTTCGCGGTGTAGAAGTGGAAGAAGATCGTATGAAATTACTAAATCTCTTTCATGAAAAATATGAAGGAGGTCTGAAAGGAAACTGGATTCAATGTAATGTGTGCCACCAAGATTTGATTTGTCGTCACGAAATTCTTCTAATTCAAGAATTCAAACAAGAAACAAGTACACAGATCTTTCACAAAACACTTCTACTTGAGTTTGGAGATGTTCAATACAATGGAAGTTATATTTGCAAAAATTGTGGAATTCCTATTTCAGAGATTGAATATGATACCAATCCTGAATTTGATGACGAAGGAAATTTAATGCAGGGACGCACAGTGTTAACCGATGAAATCCCAGTTACATTTGAAAATTTAGATTTAGTATCTGTCATTCAGGATAGTGAAATAAAAGAGTCAAAAATGACAGAAGATAAACTTAAGATTTATTCTGTAATTCAAATTTTGTTTGAATATGCGGGTGCCAATCCATCTGATTCTATTTATAAAAAATGTATTAATGCAATTTACAATCAGTTATTGATTATGGAAACTCCTTACAAAGCACGATTAACTGCAATTTTAAAAGCTAGAACTCCAGCTGATTCGATTCTAGTTGCCACTTTAGTGATTGTACTATCTGCAGCCTATGTGATTGCTGAATTGCAGATTTCAGAAAATGCCTTGCCGATTTACATTACAATGCAAGGATGTCCCTTTTCACGAGAAGGAGATGGATTGTTAACCTATATTGCTTGTATTGTAAGTAAAATTGGTTTAACAGGATATCCATGGGGTCAGGCCTTATGGTCGGCCTTGGAAGGAGAAAGTCGTCGAAAACCCATTTTTAATGAAATTCGATATGCCTTTCATGAAATTAGTAAATTGCCAATTATTTCAGATGGATTACAAGCAGCAAAGAGACGGAAAGAGGAAGAATTGGCAATTCCAGATACAATTCCAGTCTTTCGAAGTCGTGTAGGAGCTCCTTCCGCCATTACAAACAAGGAAGCCTTTCAACGATCCATTTTACAAGATCCCATCGAATCCATTCGAACAGAAGTGACTGGACGAACAGAAGCTCTTTCTCAAACAGTTATTGAAGTGGCGCATCAACAAGCATTACAAACAAAAGAAGGAATGTTATGGCAATCAAAACGATTAGATGGATATTGTAATCGAATCAAATTACAAGAGATTGGACCCCATGGATTTGGGATTGTAGGACTTCAATCAGAAGGAACTCAGCAAGAAATTCAACTCTTACGATCTGCCCAACAAACTCTTTTACGAAGAGATCCTAGCCATTCTCTTGGACTTTCTCATTTTATTACTCCTTGGTCCGCTCCTCAAATGGCCGCCCCTGTGACACAAAATGTAGAATCACTTTCCTTTCGGTTATTCTTAAAAGCCTGTGCAAAAGGGTCGACTGCAGGACTTCCTCATGAATATGGAATTGATCGAGTCTGCCGTCGGTGTGGATTACAATCTCCTTCTGAAATTTTAAACATTGCTGTTGAACGAGAGTATTATTTGGAAAAAGAAGCAAATGAAAAACCTGGTAAAAAACTGGATGAACTTCGTGAAAAACTCCAACAATTGGATGAATCACAGGATTCCCTTTCTAAAACGGCATTAGAGGAAGCCAATATTCAAACAGATCATGAAGCCTTTCTCCATTTACAAGACATCATCCATTTGCGTAAGAAGATTGATCCTGTAAACGAACTCCCTTCCATTCCTTGGATAGAACAAATCACAAAGCTTCTTCGTGATATTCCCTCTATGGCAGATCAATGGACCCTCTTTACAACCTTTTTTGCATCAACCTTGTCCGAGAAAGAACGTATTAGCGCCTTTGTACCTATTTCAAATTTGTATACATCCTATCTTCGTCGAATTACCAACCAATATATTACATTGGTAGGAAATGCAAATCGTAAACAAGCTGAAATAACAATGAACGCATTTGTGCAACATATAGATACAATTTGTTTAGATCCCTATCAAACAGTTCGTACACTTCTAACCATGTTTGTAGGACCTTTAAAACGAATTGCAAAGGGGATTGAAAGTTCTGTCAAAGGAAGTAAATGGATTAAAAGTATTACATTCGATCATGAACTTCTTTTACAAGAAATATGGAAGAAACAATATGCGGTGGTTGATACAGCCATTGAAACAATCGATGATCATGAAAATGAACAATATAAATCAACGGTTCGAACTGCGTTAGATCGGTATACAACGCTTACAGGACAATTGTTAGAGGTGTTATTTCAGTTTGTACGGGTATCATCATCGATTCGGTTAGCTGAATACAAAGACTTGATACGATGGATTTTATTGGGATCAGTTTCATTGTTGCTGGATGAATCCTCTTTATTTTATGAAATGGAAGGAACCACTTTACTTTTGCGTCAATCTTCTGCACAATTTATCGGAACTACTATATTTAAGCTAACTGAATCAATTCACTCTCAGATTTTGACCTATTCTCGTACTCCAGACCAGATTCGGTATGCAATTGAAGCTCGTAAACAACAAGAACGCGAACGATTCCTTACAAAACAAAACAAATATGGAGATGCTGAAAAACGATCGGATAATTTGATGAAACTATATGGAATTGGAGATTACTCAGATCGTACATTAAAGAATCGGTTTGCCTATGATGCAGATAATTATGAATTTCATCGTCTTCAGCGATTGGAATACGGGTTGCCTGAATTTTCTCCCGATATATCCAATGTAGAAGAACCTTCTTTAGAAGGTCCATCCATGGAAGAAGGGGGTACGTTTGAAGACTATATTGGTGCCAATGAACAAGATGATTAAATGCTTAAACCGATACTACGGTAGAAAGACTAGGATGGCCTCTAAAAAAAAGCGAATCACTACCCCTGGAGTGGTAGCCGCAGATTCTTTAAGTGCTACCGATAAAGATGCCAAGATTCGAGCTTTGTACAAAGAGCATTATAATGCTGCAAAGGCAAAGTATGGACCTCGAGTAGCAGTGCTATTGGAGGTCGGGACCTTTTATGAAGTATATGATACAGAGCATATAGAAACAGGAACGAGTGATACAAATGTAAGAGCGATTACAGATTTATTAGGAGCTCTTCCTTCGATTCGAGCCGCCACAGAACCAAATCATCAGTATTTATTTTGGGGATTTCCAGTGAATTCTTTATTTAAATACGAATCTCAACTTATTACAGCCTCTTACACCTGTGTAGTAATCAATCAGACGAAGGATGGGGGGGGTGCCGTTCGAGACCGAACGGTGGATCATGTTAGCAGTCCTGGAACGTATTGGGCCTTGCAAGAAGAGGGAGGAAATACGGTAGGAGGTCGTCCAGAAGAGCAAGGATTGATTGGAATTTTAATTGAACCCTATCGTGGATCCAAGGGAACGTTAGAGTGGCAATTGGGAACTGCACGATTTGATATAACGACTGGAAATATAAGCAGCACAGAAACCTCTGTGAATGTAATTGATGATCGACCTGTATTAGATAGTATAGAATCTTTTTGGGCAATGTTTCCTCCTGCCGAAGTAGTGATTTGGTATATTGGAGCATCGTTTCCTTATAAAGAAGAAACCGTTTTATCTTGGTTTAGTGGATTACAAAAACGTCCTTTGGTACATATCTATTGCTCCGATCGGACTACTTTACTTGGAACAAGTGCAATACGTGAATTATCCTATTTAATGGAAAAGCAATTTAATACAACAAGTCATGACATTCATATGATGTTAGGGTTGGAACGACATCCTACTGCCTTTGCAACGGTGGGTCTTTTATTACAGTTTGTGCAAGATCATGTACCTTCTTTGTTAAGTTGCCTTCATTCACATGAATTATGGAATTCAGATTATGAATTAATTCTAGGAAATTCCGCCTTGGAACAATTGGGAATGGTGAGTAACAATATGGCAAGGCCCAACGAATCTTTATTTTATTGGTTACAACATGCAAAAACATTTTTAGGAAAGGAAACCATTCGTGCAAGACTCTTACATCCAATTACGGATGTAGAAGAGTTAGAAGAACGTCAAACACGCATTGCTTCATTACGAAATAAAGAAAAGCAAGACCTTGTTGAGAAAGGGTTACGAGGGATTGTAAATCTTTCTAGAATTGCTCGAAAGATAGCTCTTCAGAAGGCAACTGCCTTGGATATTCTTCCTCTTTTGCTAAACCTCCAACAAATTCATGAATTGATTACTACAACCAAAGATTGGACGTGCGGAATCGACAAAGAAACACAGAAAGAATTAATTGATCATATTTTAATTCCTACAAAAGAATGTTGGAGTCCTGAACGAATTCGAATTGGATTACAGGATGCGCCTACCAGTGGACGACCGTATGCATTGGGATCGGTGCATCCATGGTATCGTGGGGTGCATCCTGAACTAGATGAATTAGAAGATCAATGGGCAAAACACCAAAAGAATGTTCAAGGATTGATTGCGGAATGGGAAGCAGCGATTCGATCCCCTGATGGAATTAAAGTTGAAATTCGCGAAGAAATTCCATTTTATGTTACAACCACTCACAAACGATCCACTGAATTATTAACATTGGTAAAAACACGTGGATTGCTACCCATTACAGCTACTAAAACTACAAATGGACAGTATCATCTATCCTGTGAATGTTTAGAAGTCGCCAATAAAGAAGGAGTCGAGATTCGATCCAAATGGTTTGAGTTGGTGGAGAGGACTTGGAAACAAGATTGGTTTCAGTGGTGGAAACGTGTTCATGAACATAATCGATGGTCTGTTTTACTGGATTTCATTGGTTGTTTGGATGCGGAGACAACCTTTGCTGTATTAGCAGATCGATACTCCTATAGTCGTCCCCTGTATGATACAACTGCTACAACCTCTTACATTCAGTGTAAGGATCTACGACATCCGATTATTGAACGAGTTCGCACGGGAAGTCCCTATGTACCGCATTCATTTCAGTTAGGAACTTCTACCGCAGAGATTCCCTCTGCAAAACATGGAATTTTATTGTACGGTGTGAATGCTGCTGGAAAATCCTCTCTTTCCAAAGCGATTGGATTGGCCGTTTTATTAGCACAAGCAGGAGTCCCTGTTCCAGCCTCATCATTTAAAATAAAACCCTATACCGCTCTTTATACACGAATTTTAGGAAATGATAATTTATGGGCAGGTCAATCCTCTTTTACAGTTGAAATGTGTGAGTTTCGAACTATTTTAAAAGGAGCTACGTCAGGTACCTTGGTACTGGGAGATGAACTTTGTTCTGGAACAGAAACAATTAGTGCAACGGCGATTGTAACAGCTGGAATTCAAACCTTAGTTGAAAAGGGTGCTCAGTTTGTATTTGCGACTCATTTACATGAATTAGTTGATTTAGCAGAAATGAAAGCACTCTCACATGTTGTAAAGGCCTATCATTTAATGGTGCGATCGGATGTTGCGAGTGGATGTTTAGTGTACGATCGAACGTTACGTGAAGGAGCTGGAAGTGCATTATATGGGTTGGAAGTTTGTAGAGGGTTGGATATGGATGCTGGTTTTTTAGCCAAGGCGTATGCACTTCGAAAAACATTGGAGGGAGTTATAAAAGAAAGTCGATACAATGTGGATGTCATTGTATCAGCTTGTAGTATATGCGGTTCTAAAAAAGATTTAGAAAGTCATCATATTATTCCACAAAAGGATGGAATTAATAACAGAAAGTCAAATTTAGTAGCACTTTGTTCGACTTGTCACGATCGTCACCATGCAGGAACGTTACATATTAAAGGATGGGTCGATACAACTCATGGAAGAAAATTGGTGATTAACGACCTCGTAGAATAGCTCCTCCCCCTGTTCCAGGAGCAGGACGAGAGGTTAGAACTGCTGCGGTAGGAGCAGGAGTGGCAGGAGGTGCTACGGCTGCTGTGGTGGCATCTTCCGCCGCCTTTCCTCCCAATGTAATCATAGCGGCCAGTTTCTTTTCCAGATCTACAATACGATTTTCAAGTTTACGAAGTTCGCTCCGGACGGGATTTCCTGCCTGTGTATTCACACCACGGGAAAACAGGATAGAGGACATTGGTTCTAGTGAAGCCTTCGAATGGATTGAAGTTGGTTTTCCGCATAAAGAATAAAAATGATGCAATTACTATCCCGGGATTCTAGTGCCTAAAAAGAGATGTTAATTCCTGTTCGCTGCAGTAACTGTGGATGCCTTTTAGCAAACAAATGGATTTATTACAAGAAACAATTAAAACTTCGGAAGGGAACTGCGACTGCATTGGAACCGATTTGCTTTGATGGAAAGAAAGTGATTAAAACAGTTGAAGCCGAACTGATGGATGAAATGCAAATTACACGCTATTGTTGTCGTAAGGTACTTTTAACGAATGTAGATCTTATTGAAAAAGTATAATCCCTTGATAGAAATGGTAGAACTTACAATGCCAAGTGTGTGTTACATTTTGGGAATGATTCTATTTGTCGGAATTGCATTTTTATTGGAATCAAAGTTAACACCCTATATGTTAGCGATTCTAAGTGGAGTTATTTTATTCTTTGCAGCCAGAGAGCATTACAATCAATTTGATGCATCCGAGTATCGTGCAGAAACCTGGACGGATCGTATTTTACAAGGTGGACCTTATTATTTTTTTAGCATTGTGATTGGACTCGCCTTAGTTGTCTACATTGTAACGTCTACCTCACTTGGAAGTTCCATGAGTTCTGCGCTTGGATTTGGAGCCATGACTGCTGCGGCACCAATTGAAACTCCCCAGGTAGGACAAGGTTTTGCAGCAGTAGGAGCGAATGTAGCAAAACGCCTTCGATCTTTTCTCCAGTAGAAGTAGGAAATGGGTATTTCAGACTTACGCAAAGATCTAACTGCTTTTACAACAGAAGCTAAAAAAGCTGTACATGGTAAAACAGAAGAAGAGGCTGTGAAAGCAATTCGATCTTGTTGGAAACGATTGTTTCATGGTACACTGGATTCGGACTCTGCAAAAGGATTTGCCAGACATTTTCGTACAGATCGATCCTCCACCCGAAAACAACGAAAGCAGCGTGGAGGAATGGCGCCTATCGCCTATCAAATGAACTCCGGTATTCCATCGGCTATAATAAATGGCCATTATCCTATAGATGCTTCTACAGATCCTCAATCTAGGCATGATATGGATGTTTATTTTAATTCAGGTATGTCACGTACAGCAGGGACAGAGTCCTGGCGATTCCCCACCGTTCCTCCTGGAATGGGGTCGAATAAGGTAGGAGGAGGGCGTCGAAAGACACGTAGGACTAAAAAACAGACGGGAGGGGCCACTCTGTTAGAAACAATTGGACAGATTCCCTTTTTACCAGGTGCTCCTCCCACGAGTATTCAAAATGGTTATGCTGCTTATTCAGGCCAACCATCGACTCCGAGCAGTGATCCTAGCTCCCCTGCCTGGTCGTATAGTAATTTAAAATCGGCAATCGATCCTTCCAATGTTACCAGGATTGGCTCCGATATTAGTAAACTGGTTACACCTACCCCATGGAAATAATATTTCGATATTAGTAATAGTACGGATAATTTATATTGTAAATTATCCATAGTATATATAGAGGTTTCCATGTCAATCACACCTTGTGCAAAAGAAGATGCCATTCCATCATTAGCAGATGTAGCTCCTGCTGTTCTTCAAAAATATTTTGAATCCTCCCCTACCTTTCTATCCAATCATCATATGCATTCCTATGAAGCCTTTCTGCTTCGTGAAATGCCCCAATTTATTGCCTCTCAAAATCCAATCTTATTTTTAACAAATCCAATTCTAGATCCGAAAACAAAGGAAAAACGATACAAGTATAAACTTGAACTTTTTGTGGGAGGATTGGATGGATCTGGAATTTATATAAGCGCCCCTACCCTAAATCAAGGATCTTCCGTTCGTCGTTTGTTTCCGAATGATGCACGATTATGGAATATGACGTATGCTGTCAATATATCGGTTGATATTTTAATTCGTTATACGATTCTACAGGAAATACGTGATCCCAAAGATCCAGAAAATGGTAAAGTTCTTTCCCTGAATGAAACCATCTATCCCGTAGAATTTACAAATTATCAACTTTTCTCTCTTCCCATTATGGTAAAAAGTAAATTTTGTGCAACCTATGGGGCTCCTTCTGCTCTTTTGATGGAAATGGGAGAATGTCGAAATGAACACGGCGGATATTTTATTATTAATGGAAGTGAAAAAGTATTAGTGACACGGCAAGAACAGGCCTTTAATTCTCTGTATGTTGGAAAAAAACCTGTAAGTGATCCGAAATTAAAGGTATACGGTAGTGTAAATTGTCAGCATCCTGTTACAAAAGTATCTCGTCGTGTTATGTTGTATATATTAAAAGGAACTTCGAGTGAATCTCATTTAGAAAATGTAATTCGTGTAAGTATTCCTCAAGTAAATGGTAGTTTTCCTATTTTTATTTTATTTCGTGCATTGGGTGCAGAAACGGATGAAGAAATTATTCGTTTGATTGTTCCTGATCCATTGGCACCAGGGGCAGATCAAATTGAAGCCTTCTTACATGAATCTATCCTAGATGCCTACCCTGTAACGACTCGAACCTTGGCGATAAACTTTATTCGAACTCTTACCAAAGGATTTATTGAAGAATATGTATTAGATTTATTGAATGAACAAATCTTTTCACATGTAGAAAATTTACCCTTGGCCAAAGCACAATATTTAGCAGAATGGGTTCGAAAAGCCATTCGTGTAGAATTAGGCATGGAAGATGAAACAGATCGCGATGATATTAAAAATCAACGATTGCTTTCAAGTGGTATGTTAATTCGTGGATTGTTTACAAGTATATGGATCGATTGGAAAAAGAGTGTGCTAACCGCCCTTGAATCCAAATACAAGTACAATCAGACCTTGTATCAAGAGGAACAATTTAAAGAATTAGTTGTTGCAGGAACCTTGAATAAATTTTTACGAGATATTGACAATAAGAATGCAACAGAATTAAATGAGGCAATCATGCGTGGATTTCGAGGGAAATGGGGGACTTCATCCTATAATGAAAAGGTGGGTGTTTTACAGGCCATGGAACGGTTGTCTTATTTTGGTACACTTTCCCATGCAAGGCGTACAACCTCTGATTTTGATACGTCTATGAAAGAACGCGGACCGCGTAATTTACATCCAAGTCAATTTGGATATTTTTGTACATCTGAAGGTCCGACAGGAGCTCCCATTGGAATTACTAAAAATTTAGCTATTTTAGCAACGGTGAGTATTGCTGCCAATGAATCTAGATTGTTACAATGGTTATTTACAAAAGGAGGCGTCTATTCTGTAGGAGATACAACCAATGAAGATCGAAAAAAGATGGTAAGTGTTCAAGTAAATGGAGGTACGATTGGATTTGTAAAAGATCCGATTGGATTAATTCGTGTGTTAAAGTTTATGAAATGGACCGGTTGTTTGACACCCATGGCTTCCATTTCCTTTCAAACAATGGATCAGATTTTGTGTATTTACATGGATGATGGTCGCCCGATCCGACCTGTATGGCATTTAGGAGAGGGTGTAGGAGATGAGAAATGGCCTCCTGTTGTAAAAACAGGGAAGCCCCTTCCCTCTTGGAGAGATCTTCTTCTTGGAACCTTTCCTAAAACTGCCTTTGTAAATGGGTTGGAAAGTATTGCCTTTGTAGATCCAATTGAAAAGAAGGATGCTACCTTGGCAGACTATGAAACTCTGTTAGCTCCTCACATTGGAGCCATTGAATACATTGATTTATTTGAATCGAATGAGGCCTATATTTCCTGGTATGGGGAAGGAAATGCGCAATTAGAACGTGAGCATACCCATGCAGAAATTCATCCAAGTGTTATGAATGGATTAATGGTCAATACTCTTCCCTTTGCAAATCATAATGCATCCGTGCGTTGGCAATGGGCCTCTGGTCAATCCAAACAAGGCATGGGGTATTATTCTACTAATTATGATAAACGATTTGATACCTATGGATCGATGGCTTGTGCAGGAGAAGCCCCTTTGGTACGAACGTTATATTATGATGCAGTTGGAAATGGAGAGATGCCCTATGGGTTAAATGTAATTATGGCATTGACTTGTGTAGATGGGTATAATCAGGAGGATGCTGAGATTATTAATCGTAGTAGTGTAGAACGAGGAATGTTTCATAATTTAGCGCTTCGTAGTTATGAATTAATGGAAGAGATGGATGAATCCACCAAGATTGAAAAACGATTTGGAAATCCCATTTTTATTAAAGCCTGGATGGATCTGCAACCTGGATATGATTATTCTAAATTAGATGAACATGGAATTATTCGTGTTGGAGTGGAGCTCACCGAAAAAACTGTTTTAGTGGGTCGATACATGTTTGATCCAAAGAAACAGGAAATTCGCGATGGATCGATTACCAATAAAATTTTTACAAAAGGTCGCGTCGATCGTGTAGAAGTGTTGAAACAGCCAAATGGATATCGTATCGTAAAAATTCGTGTATTAGAAATGCGTATACCAGAATTAGGAGATAAGTTTGCAACACGCCATCACCAGAAAGGCACGATGGGGATGTTAATGGATGCAGTAGATATGCCACGAACAGCTGATGGAATTGTACCTGATATTATTATGAATCCGATGGGGATTCCTACTCGTATGACGGTAGGACAATTTTATGAACAGATTTACTGTAAATATGGTTGTATTGCAGGTGGAAAGATTAATGCAACTAATTTTATGGATCGTGATAGTACAATTGAAACTGTAGGAGATTTATTAGAGTCACAGGGATTTCAACGCCATGGAGAAGAGATTCTTTATTCAGGTACAACGGGTGTACAATTAGAAGCTTCTATTTTTATGGGACCTTGTTATTTAATGCGCTTGAAACATTTAACAGAAGATAAAATTAATGCACGTGAAAAGGGAAAGAAAGAGATTAAAACACATCAGCCCACAGGAGGTCGTAGTAATGAAGGAGGTATGCGAATTGGTGAAATGGAACGAGATGTTCTTTTGGCGCATGGGACCAGTCTCTTTTTGAAAGAATCGTATATGAAACGATCTGATGGAACCACTATGTGGATCTGCAATGGATGTGGCACGGTTCCCATTTATAATAATTCTATGAAACTATTTGTATGTCCTCTTTGCGATGGTCCGGTAAAATATAGTGGAGAAACAGAAGGTGCACTTCGGTTGTTGTTACCCATTACGAAAAGTCGTGTCACCTTTAGTCGTGTTGAAATTCCCTACTCCTATAAATTATTGGAACAAGAATTAAATACCTATGGAAATATGTATATGCGTGTACTAACAGAAAAACATGGTCGTACCTTTCAACCCTTTGAAACAACTGTAGAAGAACCACGTGAAACTCCTACATTACTAGATGTTGCAAGTAATCTGGTGGAAGAAGGGGTTGAAGCAGTTCAAAAAACAGTTGGTATTGCTCCTGCTGCTCCTGCTGCAGAAGCAAATGTTACAGAAGAAAAAGCAATTGCAAAGGCAAATGCAATTCTAGAAGCTCCTATCCCTCCTCCTGAAGAGAAACAGGAAGGAACTACCATTGTG